TGGGGTTATCTTCAAATTCTTTATATGCTTTTAAAACTGGTGATGGCAGATCACTAATCATAAATTTAACATTATTAGGTACTAAACCTTTTAATTTAAATAAATTAAATAAATCTAATGTTTTTTTAGCGGTGAATGAGTCTACTGATTTTGGTCCTATTATTACTAAAACTTCATCCGCAGCATTCGCAGCTGCATTTATGCGAGCTAAATGGTCTTTATGGGGTGGTTTAAATTTACCAGGAAATACAGCTATCGATGATTTTTTTTCTTCCATCAATAGTGGAGTAATCATTTTCATTACTAATGCATTATATTTTTCCTGCAATGCATTAACTACATCAATTGATTGTTGTTTTTTTATACCTTTTTCAAGTCCTACTTCAGCGTCACCTACTCTTATATTTCTAGTATACATTCCTTTAAGACGATCTATTGATCTTCTATTTTTAAATTTTTTAATTTTACTAATTATAGTATCAAATTTATCTTTTTCAATATCTATACCTAATGCGGATAATACTGTTTTTATATCAGAAAACTTATTTGAAGTCCATATTGTTTTACCATCACTAGTACCTTTTTTAACTATTTTTAATGATAATTCAGAAGGATTTAAATTAAAATCATATTCTTCATCTTCACCAGGTTTTTCAATGTTTGATAAGTCTAAATCTTTAAATAATTCATCAATCTGGTTTTGATCTAATTCAGAAAATACAGCTTTTACTAAACCTAAAGCTAAACCTTGTTCTTGAGCTGGGAGGTCTAATATTTTGTATATGAATTTACCTTCTTCTTTTGATGCTGCTACTATGTTATCTATTTGAACATATTCGTTTTCTTTTCCATATATTGGATACAATATAGAAACTATAGAACCATGTATGAAATATTTTTTGTTCTTTTTTTGTGGTATTTCAGGAATTTTATTAACTTGTTCTATAAAACTAGCTAAAGTTTGTTTAAGTTCTTTTTTATTACCTTCAGGAAATGATATAACAATATCAATATCTCCAAATATTTCTTTTTCAGGTCTAGAACGAACCCCAGTTATAGTATATGATTTATCAAGACCTAAAGGTTTTAAGACATTATCTCTATAGTCACGAATTGTGGCTTTTAAATCTTCTTTTTTAATGCGTGATCCGCCCGCTGCTCCACTCATGTTATTTAAATATTATCAGGTATATACGCATTAGCTCTTCTTAAAGCCTCAGCAAACATTTTTAATGTATTTTCTTTGTCTTCAGGATTAAGATTAGTTTTAATATAATCCATTAATTTATTATAATTACTAGTTATTTTTAAATCTAATGGTTGTTTAGGTTTATATTCATTATTAAATACATTTATAGCATCTTGAGGTTTATCACCTAACACATCACCTGTTTTTTTACGAATAAAACCTTTACCACTTTTAAATGTATAACCTGTAGCGGCAAACATGGCTAACATTAATTGCCCTCTATGTAATCCTTTAATTTCTTGATTATCATCTGGTAATTCAGAATTATATCTGAATTTTAACCAATCTAAATCTCCTGTGTCTAAATCAAGTTGAGCATTTGTATTTAATCTTTTATCATTAGAGTATTGTGGGTATGAAAAATGAATTGTACCACCATTAGCGGCTTTATCATTTGCATATATGTCCTTTCCAGACTCATTAATTTTTTTAACAATTAATTGAATTAATGATTTTACTTGAATTTGTTCGTCACTGGCGGAACGAGCTGCTTTTTTGTTTTTTTCATATAATTGAGTATATGCATTTTGATCTATTCCCCACCCTTCAGTATCTATTTGGCGGTCTTTAAAAAAGTGTTCAGATGAATATGCTAAGTCTACATCTCCTGATTTTGGTTTTTTGCCAGTAGATCCTAACCAGTTACTATTATTGCTTAAAGTTGTGAATGTTGATTTCTTTTTAGGAAAGATATCACTTAAAGTTGATATAAATTTATCTATGGTTGGTTTAATATCATTTAATAATATATCATCTGTATCATATTCCGTACCTGTAAATACATTACCTCCCTCCGTTATTATAGTTTTTAAAATTTTGATTAAAGAAATCATCCCAGTGGTTTGACATACATATTGTTAATTACATTCCTATTTGAATTTCAGTTGGAAAATCATTAGATGTTGGTTTCGGGTCTGGGTGTTCTAGTTTGTATAATTCATGTATGTATCCAAATAATTTGAAATTTTCTTCAATGGTGCGGGTTGGTTCATATATTTCCCAACCTTTGCCCTGCATTTTTTCTCCTTTTTTATCAGCTTTATGTTTTGAAGATTTTAACCAAATAATACCTACACGTTCAATTTTTTCCTCATATAATTCATTCCATGCTTGGGCGTATGCTGCTAATTGTAAATCATGGCTTGTATGTAATGAGTTTGATGTTTTAATATCTAATAGCCACTTTTCACCATTTATCTCAACTACTAAATCACATGTTCCTGCAAACATATATTTATCTGAGAATAGATGAGCTTCACTTTCTACTAACGTTGGTTTATATATAGACCAGAATTCATGGAATTTTAAAATCATCTGCCATACAAATATTGAATATTGTGAAAATCCTCTATCATCAATTAACGATATTTTTTCACCTAAAAGATATCTTTCAATAGCGTCATGCACCTGTGTACCTTCATCCGCTGCCTTTCTCATTATAATATCTGAATTATGTCCTACATCTTTTAACCAGGTTTCAAAGAATTTATTTTTAGGCATATATTGTAAAATACTAGTGACAGATGGATAGTATTTGTCATGTCTAGTGTAATACCTATCATCCATTATTGTTACTCTTTTAGAAGAGTCATCAATTTCTAATAGTCGTTTAACATATTTTTTGTTAATGTTTATATTTTTTTCTATCATAACATAAGTTTTTTGTATAACAAGTCTGAAAATCTTAATGGTTCAGTATCTTGTATAATGTGAGTAAAATGTTTGAATCCCATATCGGATGGATCCTTGTCTTGCATGTCAATTAAATATACTTCTTTACCTTCATTCATGAGTTGTTGACAAAACTCTAATGCTTTCTTTTGAGCATCCTTATCTAATGCTATATAAATCTTTTTAACAGATGATATAACAATACGTTTCATAAGATTGGATTGTATGTTTTTACCAAGTAGTGGAATAGCATTACGTTTTATAGCGATAGCATCAAATGGCCCCTCACATAATATCAGGGGTAAGTCCCAATTTATGAAAAACTCAAACGGAATAATATTACGAGATGAGTTTGGATTTTTATATTTCATCGGATTATCTTTCTCAAAACTACGCGCTGTAAAATAATTCAATATGCCATTCTCATCATATGATGGTACTATTACTCGATTTGTATAAACTCCGGATTCACAATATCCTAGGTTGTATTTAATGATATCATCCTCATTAACACCACGTTTCTTAAGGTATGTTATAGCGTGTTTAACCATAACAGACTTAGGTGGGTTAATTAATGAGATGAATTCTTTAGGTAGGTGTACTTCATCTGTTGATACTGATGTGATGTCTTGTGTGTCAATTTTAAGATATGACTTTAACTCCATTATTTTTTCCTTAGGTGTATCTAAGGATTTGAGTAGTTGTACTAGTTTCTTACCCCGCTTATCACAAGCCCAACAATGCCATGGGTTAATACCTTCCTTATTTTCAGTAAAGTTAACTTCAAGTTTAGGTTTATGATGTTTACAGAATGGGCAATAGTAAGCATGATTACCCTTAGATGTGGCTTTACCACTACCTAAAACAGAATTTATTATTGCAACTAGAGCTTGATTTATCATATAACTTATAATGTAATATCCTATATTTGGGTGGCCAAATCTTTTGGGAAAAACTTACCTAAAATTGAACTATTCACCCAATGTTTATCGTCTGATAATACATCATATTCAAATAAGTATTTAGTCTCGTAGTATGTTAACTCTTTCGAAGATAGGCATAGACGTAACACCACACGTTGTAGTTTTTCGGGTGGAGTATGTTTGACCCATTCCTTAACTTCGTCCGCTGAACCATAATATGTCTTCCAGTTAGACTCTGTTATTACTTTTTTCTTGGTAGGAGTACGGCCGCGTTGTGTGGGTAAGGAGGTTAATTCTTTTTTGCCTAATTTCTTATTATTGGTATTTTTAAATATTTTCTTGCCTATGTATTGACGGCCATTTTCTAGGTTAGTTGTCATATAAACATATCCATAATATTGGTTTATATCAAATGCTGGGTTGTTTATAAGATCTTCAACGTATGTTGGTTTTATAACTTGTAGCATTGTTTTTAATTATAAATATTAAATATAAATGTTTCTTTTTACATATCCTCCCTTATCTTCTATCATTTGTTTGATTTGTTCTTTGGTGTATTTTTTGGAGAGTGGAGTATTATTTAAATTTAAATAATTTCCAACTTTTAAATTATCAGGGAGTGAGGTGATTTTAGTATTGTATAAATTTAAATCACCTCCAACTTTTAAATTATCAGGGAGTGAGGTGATTGGAGTATCATTTAAATATAAACCACCTCCAACTTGTAAATTATCAGGGAGTGAGGTGATTGGAGTATTTTCTAAATCTAAATTACCTTTAACATTTAAGTTATCAGGGAGTGAGGTGATTGGAGTATTTTCTAAATCTAAATTACCTCTAACTTGTAAATTATCAGGGAGTGAGGTGATTTTAGTATTGTATAAATTTAAATCACCTCCA